TAGAAGAACATCGCGTACATTCTTATATCCATATTCTGACATGTAGAATCTTTTTTGTGTAGTAACATCGGTTGACTTTTTAATTACATTGTCAAACAATTCATATGCTTTTACATCGTGTTCCTTTAGATTTGCCTTGAGAACTTGAATCATCTTTGTTTGGTATTTAAGTTTTCTACTAGATGCATCTTTCTTTATAAGAACTTCTCCACCATTTTTTTCTTCAAACCAATCGCGTAGGTGAAAATAAATCTCTTCACCCATAGTCAATAGGAATGATGACATAGTGTCTCCTTTATATCTTAGGAAAGGTCTCATACCATCGTACATACTAGCACCCTTAATGTTACCATATAAAGATGTAGTTTCAAACAGACAGAACTCTGTATTATATTTCTTGTTCAACATCCTTCGTACTTCATGCGAACAACAAATGGCAGCCAATAACTTACCACCAAGATAATTAAATCCAAATGGTTGTACTGGAACTATATTAAACCCCATGATTGCCCTCTTATTAAAGATAGGCAAGTCGGGGACACCACCAAGAAAATCATTCCTTGGTTTGGAGTTTATTAACGGTGACCCCAACTTGATAAAACCAACTGCTGTGTTTGTATTCGTTTCTTTTACAATTAATTTTAATTCTTTGCCTGGCGCTTGGTCTGGTGAAAAAGATGCGGTCATCTCTAACATCTGGTCAAACACCTCGTTGTTCATTTGAACAACTGAAAAATTCATTTCCTCTGGATGCATATCCCAATTCTGGAACATATCATCCTCTACACTCATACCAAAAAGAGGCGGAGGCAATGCCTTCACCCTTTCAATTTTTCTTGCACGAAAGTAATCATCAATCCTTTCAAACTTTGAAAAGTAATCGACAACTATTTTACTGGCATATATCGTATCTTCCTTACTGAGTTGCATAAAATCTTAGACCTTCTATAAACCACATAGGAGTTGGTCTCTTTGTCCACTTGGCAAAATCTTTTTTTTCTTCCACATAATAGAGTCTGTAAGCATCGACAGTATTGTCCTGTTTGCAATCGTCTGGCATACATTGTGGTGGGTCAATAAATTTACCAAGGGGAATGTTAGTGGGGGTTTTTGCCAATGGAACTCTAAGTTTATCATCGGTCTTGTGGGTCTTGCCATATCTAAATGTATATTCATCACAAAGAGAGACAAATAGATCATAAAGATATCGGTAATTCATATTACCAGACCTAACCCATTTTGTAGATGGGTGATTAATCATTGCATTTTTATATAGGGAATGTGTATCCGCGTAGGTGTCACCATCTAACTGGCGGTGTGCGGTACATAACATCTGAGCAGACTCTAATATCATCTTCACTACATGCTTATCGCAATGTGATTGTGCAGAAATAGTAGGGTCTTTATGTAAATAAAATATGTTCATGATAAAGAAAACTCCAATTAAACTTTATATAGACCACATTATACGCGGCTTGGGGGCAAAAGTCAAGAACTTTTTTCAGTTTCTTTCATTGCTGGGATTTTTTCCTTTGCCATCTTTAATGCTTCCTTGTCATCCAGATATTTCGGACGCCTTTTGGGAACCTTCTTATCCTGTTCCGCGTATTGAGCTTTGTGCTTTTCTGCATCATCTATCTGTTTTCTCATATACTCTACAAACTCAGCGGAACCGCCATGACCTTCCTCACCATCTAATATAGATTGTAAGTCTAGGTTTTGAATGTATTTGTATTTGGTGTCAAGTTGTTTCTTTTCTTTCTGTATCCTTCTTAGAAAAGCATAGTATGTAATCTGCGTGAAATACGCAAACGGATTCTTTGATTTTTCTGGGTTGAAGTTGTCCATGTATGTAATACAATTTTCTATACCATCAAGAATCATTTCTTCTCTAAAAGTATAGTTGACAAAATTTGATTTGTAAGCGAGGTGGTTTGCAATTTTTACAAAACACTCTCCAATATATTCCGAACACCGTGGTTTAGGTTTTCCCTTTTCCTCTGCGGCCAATCGGGTCTCTCGATACTCAGTCATAGCAACAAGGAACTCCTTGTTATTGACATAGTGTCTATTAGTTTCTGATTTCTTAGTCATAATGTTATCCATTCTATAGTAAAGTTATGCAAAAGTCAAGTAAAAAATACTAAAAATTTTTCTTGACAACTGCTTCTGGTTTCATGTATAATGAGTTGTCGTTTAAGGATAATTGATCCTAATGGAGTATCCTTTTCTTTTTCCCTATTAATTCGTCCACCATTTCTTTAATTGTTTCGGAATCGAATCTTTCCTCATCCTCTTCCTCATCAATATATTCTTCCAATGGCGGAAGTTCATTTGGTTTGTTGAAGTACCCATCTTTTAAATTTTCATACCCAGCGTAGTACCCTTCACTTAGAGGGGCGATTGCGACTATGTTATTAATATTTACTTCAAATATGGTTTCATTTGAAAAAGACATCCAAGGTCTTATTGAATAAGCTTCGTGCGTCACGGATACTGGATATTTCTGAATTTCCATAGGGTAGTGAACTTTTATTTTTCCGAGAGCATCGAGAGCGTCTGTCTCTTCTACAGTAGCTACTATCTGTAGTCCACTATCAAAACAAATTATTTTCGGTTCGTTTCTCATATCTTTCCTTCTGAGTTTACCTTAACTACTTTATAGTCAAAGGATTCTTCATTATACATTTTAATTCTTTCTAGCAAATGATTGAGGGTATAATTTTTTCGTTCCCTCCAAGAAAGGTCATCACCAATATCAAACAAATTACACTTTGTTTTTATTTCACTTTTCCGAAGACCTCTTCCAATCGATTGTAGGTTTCTAATCCTACTCTTACTTGGGGAGGCAAACACAATATTGTTAAGGTTTCTTATATTTATACCTGTAGAAAAGGTTCCATAACTGGCAATTATAATTGTGTTGTCCGATTTCTCTGTCAATGCCCTAATTTTTTCTCTCTGGTCTGTTTCCGTACCACCATATACAAAATGAACTGGGCGGTCTGTCATTTTAGATATTATATCATATAGTTTTTGTCCGTGTTTCTCTACATACTGATATAATAAAAGAGTATTTCCCTTTTGTGCTACGGTTAGTTTACTTATAATATTGTTTCTGCCCGCGTGACCGACTAAAAAATCCATCTCTTCTTTATAGGTCATCTTAGATACAAGTTTTCTTTCCTCATCTGCATACTCCAACAGCATACAGATTATTTTTAACTCCGCAAGTTCCTTCTTATCCATAAGTTTCTTTGTAGTAGTAACCTTATATACTTTACCAAAGACTCCTTCTAGGACTAATCTATGCGTTTGTGTACCATCTAATGTACCAGTAGTACCTATTCTAAATCTGGCGTTGGTACATTTATCCATGAGAGTCATCAAAGACTTTGCTTTAAACAAGTGAGCTTCATCACCGTACACTACATCAAATTCTTCAAACCATTTCTTAGGATATTTGTAGATAGATTGCCATGTTGATATAACTATGTCCGCCTTGTTTGTTTTCTCCTTACCGCCATATATTCTGTGACAATACTTTGATACATCAAAACCATTGTGTGTGGAGTAATCAGCGAAGTCTCCGTACATTTGTTCTACTAAAGAGGTAGTAGGAACCACAATAAGTTGTTTTCGTCCTAAGGCGTGATGATATCGCGCCAGATTGTATATTATGAGGGACTTACCACTAGCGGTAGGGGAAAGTAAAAGAGTTCTGCCACCGTTGATTGCATCGAATACAGCGTCTTCTTGATAGTCTCTTATCTGAATAGGTTTCCAGTTACTATGAAGTTTCAATCTACTGGCGAATTCTTTGACCTCATCGCGTGACATCTCTTCACCAATCTCACCCATCTCCAACTTGACTTCATACTCAAGTTGTTTTGCAAATTCTAATAGGTAAGGTAAGAGACCAACATATAGTTCTCGTCTGGATAGATTGTATAAACGAATCTTTCCATCCCAATGTCGGTTCCTATAAGAAGGCATAAACGAGGCGCCAGGCACCTCAAAGGTAAAGAAATCTGATATCTCTTTTGTTATACCCTCATCGGAAGCTTCCACATGCATATGCACATGGTCTTTCTGTTTTATAAAGATCATAATAGACCAGATTGTGTCTTGTTCCATTCAACAGCATTTTTGATGTCCCAAGTTCTCGAATTTAAACTACGCAATACCCTGTCCAAAAAATCTACTGTTGTTTCTAAGTACCAAATTTTATCTTGCTGTTTGATAATATCTCCATCTCCATCTAATACTGCTCTCATGTCAGATTTAAGTACGGAATTTTTATACCAAGGTTCCCAACCCAATTGGTCAAGTTCCTCTTTGGATAGTTCTCCACGAAAGTATTCTGACTTAACTCTTTCAAGTCTTGCCAAGTCCGCCTGCGCTTTCCTCAATTGTAATTTGAAGTTAGAGAGGTGGGTCACATATTTTGCGTGAAGATTTGGTGTATTAGTAGATTCAGAACCAAGGTCTAGTTCATCGATTTTACAATCTTCAGTCCACATATCTTGAAGTTCATTCAATGTAGCCATAATATATCCTTCAATGTTAAGTTACGGATTTTATATTAAATATCCTGTATTTAAAAGATGCAAGTCCAACAAAGTATGGTGAATCTCCACCAGATATGTCAAAGTCTAGTCCACTCAATGCAATGGGGAAAGCATCTTTGAATAAAATTTCTTGATTTGGATTATTGTTAGAGTCGAGTACAAATAGACTCGCGTCACTAACCTGTCCAAGTGATTCTTGTTTGGATGTTTTCTGTCCACCAGTTCTCCACTTCTGGGATTTAACAAAATCTGCAAATTGAGAATGTTTTTCTGGGAACCCTAGTCCAACTAACCAGTTATACAATTCGATATAGTTTGTCATATCTTCCTGTATCAAGAATCTTATATTTAGGTCTCCGAAAGTAAGTTTATCGCCGGGAAATGGTATATCCTGTAGAGGTGTAGTCTGTACTGGAAAACCAATAGTCATGTCTGGAATGTTTGCACCTTGGCAAAAGAACGCGACATTCGGAAGATTGTGGACTTGGAACTTAAACCCATTGGGTCTAAGGTAATCAAGTTCAGTCCCCGATTGGGCAGAGAAATTACCTTCTGTTATATTTGGTGTTGGTGTATATGCCATTCTTCTAAACCTAAAATAGTTATTATTATACTGCTATTTATAACAAATGTCAAGCGAAAAAAAAGGGAGTCCGAAGACTCCCTTGAAAACTGTTGTTTTTACTGGTTGGTTGTCCCAACTCTTATTGTTACATAAGGTTAGTAACTTTAACAGACCTGTAGTACTGGTTTCTATCAGCAGTAAATGTGTCTGCGTCAGTTGTACCGTCAGATTGTGTAACGAATGGGTTAGCAATCATACCATATCTAGTTTTGAAACCGATTTTCGGTTGGAAAGTAGATGGGTCAATCGCACGAACCATTTGTAAAGGTACATACGGACAGTAGAACAGACCAGCGTCATAAGGTGATGTTCCTTTATAACCGGCAACATAGAACTGACTAGCAGCACCTGTGTTAGCAGAATAAGGGTCAACATACACTCTGTAGCGTCCGTTAAGAACACCAGCGAAAGTGTTACCTGTGTCATCGACATTAAGATTAGTGTCAAGAGCAGGAGCGTAATCTAACACACCAGCCATTGAAAGTGCAGAGGCAACATCTGAAGAACAGATGATAAAGTTACCTTTTCCTCTACGAGTATCTTGAGCGATTACATTAGCATCTCGTTCAATATTGAACAATAGACCCTTGAACCTTTCTACAGACCACCTTCCGTTTGAATCAACATCTAGGTCGAAAGTTCCAGCGGATGCAGTCGAAGCAGCACCTGTCTTAGCAACTTTGTAGATAGTTCTAATAACTTCTCTGTTAATCTCAGCGAGAATTTC